CTATCGGCCTGGCCGCTGCGCTAATGGCTGGCGGTCACCAGGTCGTCGATCATGAGCAGCTGACCGCTGTAGAGCCGCACTATGACTCCATGATTATTGGGTCGGTCTCCGTGATCGACGCTGAAGACGCCCGGGTCATTTTCGAGCGGCGCAAAAAGTATCCCTCGCGGCAAATAGCCAAAACCGAAGATAAACCCCGTGATGCATGGGATCGCGACCATAAGGCGGTCGTATGAATCATGGATGCGGGGAGCATGACTGAGGCGGTCCGAGCGGCCGCCGTATCAAAGGGAATGGCATGAGTAACGTAACGAACATCCGCCACGCCATACCGGTTAGCGCCGACATGAGCAAGGCGATACAGGCTTTCAGCATGGCGATTGCTACGGCGATTGATGATGCGAAGGCTGCCGGGCTTCCGCAGGGTTTCGTCGTATCCATCCTGCATGGGCAGGCCCTGTCAGAAACGCAGAAGCTGATCGACTGACCGTATCCCCTGAGCGCATTCGCTGAGTGCGCTGACGAGATACCAACACCAAGGAGGTCGCCAATGGAAAGGCCGCGGCCTCCCGCATCACTGCTCGAACTGTCTGAGCTATCCGACTTCGGTATACGGCTGACCCCGGCACCGGAAGTGTGGGAATGGCTTCAGGCTGAGATCCTTGCCGACACCGGCAGCATTCACAACGAAGACCACGCCCATCTGATCGACGCTGACATCCGTGTGATGTGGGCATCGGCTGCGTTCAGCAAGAAGGGGCGCACCGTAGTAGGCCAGGCCGAGCAGGTGGCGTTCCGTGCGGGTGGGTGGCAGAAGGCCCGGATGGAACAGCAGATGCGTGATTGGTTCGGTGACGTGCCGGCCTACATCATCACCCTGGCTGCCGATTACTGCGACCAGTGCAGCGACACTGACTTCTGCGCGCTGGTTGAGCATGAGCTCTACCACATCGCCCAGGCCATGGATGAGTGCGGCGCCCCCAAGTTCACCCAGGAAGGCTTGCCCAAGCTTGAGATGCGCGGACACGACGTCGAAGAGTTCGTCGGTGTCGTCCGTCGCTACGGTGCGAGCGCTGATGTTCAGGCGCTGGTGGATGCTGCAAACAGTCCTGCCGAGGTGGGCAAATTGAACATTGCGAGGGCCTGCGGAACCTGTTTACTCAAGTCGGCCTGACTTCCATGACAGGTTTTGACGGATGACAACCATATGGCAGCACTACGAAGCGAGGTTAAAGCCTTCATCGTTCAGGCTCTGGCCTGCTTCGATACGCCATCCCAGGTGGTAGCAGCAGTCAAGACAGAGTTCGGCATCGAGATCAGTCGCCAGCAGTGCGAGTCGCATGACCCGACAAAGTTTGCCGGGCAAAGGCTCGGCAAGAACTGGGCTGAGCTGTTCCATGCGGCCCGTCAGCGATTCCGCGAAGAGACTCAGGACATCCCGATCGCCAACCGTGCGTATCGGCTTCGCACCCTGGGACGCATGGCTGAGAAGGCCGAGAACATGAAGAACATGGCGTTGACTGCTCAGTTGCTGGAGCAGGCCGCCAAGGAAGTCGGCGACGTGTACGTCAACCGGCAGACCAAGAATGAAAACCCGCACGACAATCTGGCACCTATCCGGGTGCAGGTCGACGTGGTGGACGCGAGGAAGCCTGATGCCGAGCCTTAACGTGCCTCAGGCCAACTTCCTGCGCATGGATACCAAGTTCCGCGGGTTTGTGGCTGGGTTCGGTTCGGGCAAGACGTGGGTAGGCTGCGCGGCGTTGTGCAAGCACGTATGGGAGTGGCCACGGATCAACTCCGGCTACTTCGCCCCGACTTACCCGCAGATCCGCGACATCTTCTTCCCGACGATCGAGGAAGTCGCCTTCGACTGGGGCCTGAAGGTCAAGACGAAGGAGAGCGACAAGGAGGTCGAATTCTACAGCGGCGGCCAGTACCGCAGCACGACCATTTGCCGCTCCATGGAGAAGCCACAGACCATCGTGGGTTTCAAGATCGGGCACGCCCTGGTCGACGAGCTCGATGTTCTGCCGAAACTCAAGGCCGAGCACGCCTGGCGAAAGATCATTGCCCGTATGCGTTACAACGAGCAGGGCCTGAAGAACGGCGTGGACGTAACGACGACTCCCGAGGGGTTCAAGTTCGTTTACCAGCAGTTCGTGAAGCAGCTGCGCGAAAAGCCGGCACTGAAAGGCATGTATGGGCTTGTCCAGGCAAGTACGTTCGACAACGAACTGAACCTGCCTGCCGACTACATCCCGTCGCTGATGGAGTCGTATCCGCCTCAGTTGATCCTGGCCTATCTGAACGGCCAGTTCGTCAACCTGAATGCCGGGTCGATCTACCACGCCTACGACCGCAAGCTGAACGCCTGTTTCGACACTGTAGAGCCGGGCGAGCCGCTGTATATCGGCATGGACTTCAACGTCGGCAAGATGGCGGCGATCACGCACGTCAAGCGCGAAGACGACAAGCCTCGGGCGGTTGATGAGCTGATAGATGGCTTCGACACGCCGGACATGATCCGACGCATCAAGGAGCGCTACTGGCGGCACAACGGCAAGGACTACGAGAAAACCTGCGAAATCCGGATCTACCCGGACGCCTCGGGCGGCTCCCGAAAGTCAGTGAATGCCAGCGAGACCGATATCGCCATCCTTCGCCAGGCCGGATTCAGCGTGATCGCGCCGGACTCAAACCCTCCGGTGAAGGACCGCATCAACGCCATGAACGCCATGTTCTGCAATGCCAATGGCGAGCGCCGGTATCTGATCAACCCTCTGCGCTGCCCGACCTATGCGGACGGCATCGAGCAGCAGGTATGGGCGCCAAACGGCGAACCTGACAAGAAATCTGGCGTGGACCACGCGAACGACGCGGGCGGCTACTTCATCCATCACGACTACCCGATCAGCAGACCGATCACGCACATCCCCGTCACATTCACCTTCTGAGGCCATCCATGGCGAATTACAGCGACACCCGGCAGGAATATGCCGACGCCTTGCCTGGCTGGCGTCTGGTGAAGCGATGCGTCAAGGGCGCGCGCGAGGTGCGCAAGCACGACGAATACCTGCCGATGCCAGATCCGACGGACAATTCCCCGGAGAACCAGGCGCGGTACAAGCAGCTCAAGAAGCGGGCGATGTTCCTGAACGTCACCGGGCGCACCCGGGCCGGACTACTGGGCGCTGTGTTCCGCAAGACTGCTGAACTGAAGCTGCCGACTGAAGTTGAATATCTGCAGGAGAACGCCAGCGGCGACGGTACCAGCCTTGAGCAGCTGTCGAAGAAGGCGGTCGGCGAGTGCCTGGACACTGGGCGCGGCGGCTTCCTGGTCGATTACCCGAAGGTCAAGGCGGCCAGCGGCGTTTCATCCATGGCGGATGCGGCCAAACAGAAGGCCTTGATCCACTTCTACGACGCCGAGTCGATCATCGACTGGAACGAGGAAGTCATCGACGGCGTGAAGCGCCTGGTCTACGTCAACCTGCTGGAGTGCGTGTCGGAGTTTGACCCGGCCCAGCTGTCGCGCGACGAGTACAAACAGAATCGCGTTCTGCTGCTGGTCGATGGGCAATACATCCAGCGCGTGTACAAGGAAGGCGACCCGAATCCAGCCGACAGCATGCCGACCGACAAGGACGGCAAGCCATTCGATCACATCCCGTTCAGCTTCTTCGGCTCCGAGAACAACGACGCCGACATCGACAAGTCGCCGCTCGAAGACCTGGCCGACGTGAACATCCTGCATTATGGCAACTCAGCCACGGTGGAAGAGTCGGGATTCATCAGCAGCCAGCCGACGCTGTTCCTGACCACGGACATTTCCCCGGATGAGTTCAAGAAGCTCAACCCGAACGGAATGCGCATCGGCAGTCGCCGCGGTTACAACCTCGGCAAGACCGGCCAGGCCACGCTGATACAGGCCAAGGAGACTCAGCTGTCCCTTGAGCTGATGCGCGACAAGCAGGACCAGATGGTCATGATCGGCGCTCGCATCGTCCAGCAGGGCGGCGGCAATGAGACGGCCGAGGCTGCGCGCATTCGTTACAGCTCGGACAACTCGATCCTGGGCACCGTGGCCGGCAACGTCTCCGAGGCGCTGAAACGGGCCATCCTGGACGCTGAGCGCTTCATGATTGGCGAGCCGAACGAGAAGGACACCGTGTTCTGGCTCAATCAGGCCTTCTTCGACGAGGTGATGACTGCTCAGGACATCCTGGCGCAAGTCCAGTTGTGGCAGCAGGGCGTCATCGCCAAGAAAGACCTACGCACCAACCTGCGCCAGTCGGGCACGATCGAGGCTGATCGCTCCGACGACGACATCGACAGCGACATCGAGGCGGCTGCTCCGGTGGTCGGTAGCGTTGTATGAGTGCCCAGGGCTTCCTGGCCGACGCGGCAACCCGTCATCAGATCTACGTCCAGCGCTATGCGGGCGGCAACCTGAAGCGGGCGGCCAAGTTCATCAGCAGGGCGATCAGTACCGCCAAGGAGCGCGTAGCGGCTGGATTGAGCGCCTACGGCACCAAGCGGTACGCCTCGCAGATTGACGCGCTGTCCGGCGATCTAGCGGCCATCTACGGCGACATGAAGGGCCAGGTCGTCATGGATCTGGCCGACTTCGGCGCCTATGAGGCTGAATTCAACGCGACCATGCTCGGGAAGGCTGTCAAGGCGGTTGTTCAGTTCAATGTTCCGGCGCCCGATATGGTCGCCGCGGCTGCACTGGCCGATCCGCTGGAACTGGAGGCGCGCAAGGGCCTGCAACGGATCAGCATCAGCGGCGCGCTTGACCAGTTCGGGACCAAGAAGGCCGCCGAGATAATCGGCGAGATCCAGATCGGTTCTGCCCTGGGCGAGACCAGCCAGCAGATTGGCGGGCGCCTCACCAGCGTTCACCAGATGCAGCAGGATCAGGCGTCGGCATTGGTTCGCACCATGACCAACCACGTCGCATCGACGGCGCGCATGGAAGTGCTCAAGGCCAACGACGACATCCTCGAAGGGTGGCGAGCGATTGCCACTCTGGACGGTAAAACCTCCCCGTTCTGCCGCCAGGTGGATCAGAAGGTGTTCCCGTTCGACGCGCCGAAGCCTCCTTTCCACTGGAATTGCAGGACGGCCACCGCGCCAGTGCTCAAGGCCGAATACGCCCGCGAGATCAAAGGCTCTACGCGCCCCGCTGTCGGGCCGAACGGCGCCGAGCAGGTATCGAGCAAGACCACTTATCAGGAATGGCTATCACGCCAGCCTGCATCGTTTCAGCGCGACGTGCTGGGGCCGAATCGTTACGAGCTTTTCACGAAGGGCGAGTTAACCCTGGATAAGTTCGTGGACGACAACGGCAAGACGTTAACCCTCGCACAGCTGCGCGAAAAAGAATCGGCCGCATTCGAGCGCGCCGGCCTATGACCCAAGGGGACATCATGAACGACCAAGCAATCGAGAAAGAGATCCAGGACAAGGGCCTGACCGCGCCTCGCGTAACGCTCGCTGACCTGAAGGCAAATATCGTCGACACCGAGATCGTCAAGCACGTATCGAAGTCGGGCCAGGTGCTGCGCTGGGCAATCCTGACCACTGCGAACGGTTTCGCCGCGGTCGGCAAGCCATCAGTCGCCGCCTCTGCCGAAAACGACGACGCCGAGATTGGCGAGAAGATCGCCGTCGACAACTCAACCGATGAGCTGTGGCCACTGATGGGCTACGCGTTGAAGCAGCGCCTGCATGAGGGCACGGTATGACCCAGGACTACATCGGAACAAAGCAGATCGTTGCGTGGGAGCAGGACAGCCCCAAGAAGGTCAAGGTCTGCGGCGTCGACTGCAAGAAGGGCGATGCGAGCTGCAACAGCTACTGCACTGGCGGCGCAGATCGCGCCCCTGAGCAAGCGCCAGAGCCAGGCTACGCGGTGAAATATCCAGACGGCTATGTCAGCTGGTCGCCAAAGGCTGTTTTCGAGGCTGCCTACCTGCCAATGGGCCACGTCGGACACCTGCCGCCGCACCAGCAGCGCGTCATCGGCGAGAAGGTTCAGCTCGATGACAAGATCGGGAAGTTGTCCGCCTTCTTCGATACCGACCTGTTCAAAGGTCTGCCGGCCAAGGAAAACGAGTTACTGACCGCCCAGCTTGGCGCCATGGTCGAGTATTCCGGCCTGCTGGCTGAGCGTATCTCACTGTTCTAACGCGCCACGAAACGCAACAACGCAACAACGTAGCGCGCAATTATCAAGCCTCGCACCCGCGGGGTTTTTTTACATCAGCAGGCAGGGCCTGCACCAAGTCTCTGGGAGACAGCAATGACCTTGAAATTCCAACTGGACACCCTTGAAGGCGTCGACGAATTCGTTCAAGCTATGTACGTCGAGAAGGGCGGCAAGTACGTCCTGAACATCGAAGGCCTGCCGCAACCTGAAGACGTGAGCGTCCTGAAGTCGATTGTTCTGGAACTGCTGGACGAGAAGAAGGCCGCCGACAAGGCGCGCAAGGATGCTGAAGAGCAGGCCCGCCTGGATCGCGAAGAAGCGGCCCGAAAGTCCGGCAACGTCGAAGAGCTCGAGCGGTCCTGGTCCGAGAAGTACAACCGCCGCGAAGCTGAGCTGAACGGCATGTTGGAGCAGGAGCGAGGCACGCTGAGCAATCAGATCAGGGATCTGACTGTCGGCCGCACCGCTACTGACATCGCAACCACGCTGGCCATCCCCGGCAGCGCCAAGGCATTGCTCCCCCACATCGAACGCCGGCTGAGCGTCGAGCAGCGAGACGGCAAACCCACCGTCGTCGTGCTGGACGCCTCCGGCAAGCTCTCCGCGGCAACGCTGGACGAGCTGAAAGCAGAATTCACCAACGATCCGGCCTTCGGTCCGCTGATCGCTGGCAGCAAGGCA